GTCAAGAAAGCGTTACCCGCTACACTAAATACTAATGTTACACAGCATATGGTAGATCAGCTCAATAATCTATCTACTGATCCCCAAGCTGCTGAAATTATTCGTGATAATTTCATTTCGTACACATCAGTTATGAGAGAAGGTAAGTTTAAGCTTGAAGATTATGTTCATGCTGTTGCATACGTTAGTTATAAAATTATGGGTAATAACAATCGGGAGGCTTATAGTAAAACCTTCCCTGGCAGATACCAAACATTAGTTAGTAATGGAAAATCTGATAAAGACATTTCTTCATACGTGTCAGCATATAATAAGAATAAGCTTGTTAATTTAATATTTGAACAAACTTTGATCCCTACTTACGTACTGAATCAAGACATATTTCAAAAAGCTATTAATGTTCAAGCTGAACTAATGACTACTGCTAAAAGTGAAAAAGTTCGTATGGATGCTGCTAACTCACTTATGACACATCTTAAAAAGCCCGAAACAAAGCAAGTAGAGTTGAACATGGACATTACTGAAAGTGATGGTCTTAAAGACTTGAAAAACACTTTGGCTAAAATGGCTGAAATGCAAATTAAACAAATTGAAGGTGGTGTATCCACTAAAGAGATCGCTCATCAAGACTTAGTAGTTAAAGATGATGTCGAAGATGCAGAGGTTATCGATGAGTAGTTTTTTTGAAGAGCGTGTAGCTGAATATAAAACTGTTGATGAGTGGCTTGACGTAGTTAATTACGCAGAGCTTAATAGCGGTAATTATAAGCCTACACCTTTTGCTATTAAATTCATGAACTTTATTAAGCTTGTAAATGGAGCTGAAGGAGAATCACATAAAACTCCTGTGGTTCATCTCAAGATGCTTGATAAAATTTCTGGTAAGAGGAAACGTATCGCTAATCTGTGTGCTCGTGGTATGGCTAAAACAACCTTAATGTTTGAGTATTTGGTTCTGTATGTGGCTGTTTTTGGTAATATTGATGGATTTGGGGACTTGGACAGTATGATTTACGTCTCTGATTCTATGGAAAACGGTGTCAAATCTGCACGTAAAAACATTGAATTTCGTTATCATTCATCTGAATTTTTACAAGAATGGATACCAGAAGCTAAATTTACTGATTCGTATATGGAATTTAAAAATAAAGAAGGTGGTCGTCTTGGTGTAAAGATGTTTGGTGCTAAAACAGGTCTTCGTGGTACTAAGATTTTTGGTAAACGTCCTACCCTAGCTGTACTGGATGACCTGGTTTCAGATGATGATTCTAAATCAAAAGTTTCTATGCAGGCCATTAAAGACACTATTTATAAAGGTGTTGATTATGCTCTTGATCCAACAAGACGTAAGATTATCTTCAATGGTACTCCATTTAATAAAGATGACATTTTGTACGAAGCTGTTGAATCTGGTGCATGGGATGTCAATGTTTGGCCTATATGTGAAAAATTTCCTTGTAGCCGAGAAGAGTTCAGCGGAGCTTGGGATGATCGTTTTACTTATGATTTTGTTAAAGAGCAATATGATGATTCTGTACTAACAGGTAAATTATCTGCGTTTAATCAAGAACTTATGTTACGAATTTCATCTGCTGAAGAGCGTCTTGTCCAAGATAGTGAAATAAGATGGTACTCAAGACCTGCACTAATAAACAATAGAGGTAAGTTTAACTTTTATATTACAACAGACTTTGCAACCTCAGATAAAGAAACTGCTGACTATTCTGTTATATCAGTATGGGCTTATAATCATAATGGTGATTGGTTCTGGGTTGATGGTATTTGTGTAAGACAAACTATGGATAAAAGTATTGACGATCTATTCAGATTAGTGCAAGAGTATAAACCACAGACTGTTGGTATCGAAATTACGGGCCAACAGAATGCTTTTATTCAGTGGCTCCAAAAAGAGCAAATGATTAGAAACATATTCTTCAACTTTGCACAAGAAAAAGGCAAGCCTGGGATTAGACCGACAATAAACAAACTAAGTCGTTTCAACCTAGTAGTTCCACTCTTCAAAGCTGGTAAGATTTATTTCCCACAAGAACTAAGACAATCCGTGATAATGGGCGAGTTTATCGGTCAAATCCAATTGGCTACAGTGAATGGGTTAAAAGGCAAAGATGATTGCTTAGATACAATATCAATGCTAATGAACATGCAAGCTTGGCGACCAAGTGAAGAAGTTCCAATGAATCAATCAGTCTCTGATAGTTCAAGATGGGACATGGAAGACAAACAGGATGATATTAATCATATATCGTCTTATATAGTGTGAGGTTATTATGAGATTAGATAAATTTCTTAAAGACTTAGCACTTGGTGAGCTTAGTGCTACAAGTGCAGTAGATGATGATAAAATTTCATTCCATGAAGTTGGTTTGGAAAAAGTATTATCATATCTTAATGATGGTCTTACGCAGCTATATACTAAATTTATACTATCTCAGAAAGAACTTATCATTAAAAGACAAACCCCATATGTTGAGTATTATCTCCGTCCAGAGTTTGCAATTTCTAATCCCACTATTGTTCCTCATAAGTATATTCAAGATACCCCAGAAGATAAGTTTGATGGTGGTTTGTTAAAAATCCTTGAAGTAACTAATGGTTATGGTAAAGAAATGTTTTTAAATGATTTGGAACAACCTTACTCATTATTTACCCCTACATTTGATTGTTTACAGATCACAAACGTACATGATGAAGATTATTTCTTTGTGATATACCAGGCTGACCATAATGAATTATTTCCAACAGATTTGGATAAACAGCATGTAATTATCCCTGACTTCTTAGAAGATGCTCTTAAGTCTTATATCACTGGTAAATATTTATCACATATGTTAGGACAAGAAAACATTGCACTTGGACAAGGCTATATGGCTTTATATGACCAAAAGTGTCAAGAAATTATGGATAAGGATTTAATACGTAGAAGTATTATAACTACTAACAGAAAACTAGATACAAGAGGATTTGTATAATGCGCTCTTCAAGTGAACAATATTTAAATAACTCAGGTTTGATCGATAAAAAAATCGGTGAGCTTTATTCAACTCTTGAGTTAGTCACAGAAAATTTAACTGAACTTAAGCATGTATCTTTTTACATGCCACAATTGTTTGAAATTCATACGAACATTGATGATTTGCTTAAATTAACTACTGCTGATTTAGCTCTCAATTTTACAACTGAAAACATTGGTGCTCTAGCTGATTATTTTGATGCTCTTAGTACTCTTATTACAGATCGAGATTCTCTTGATGCTTTAGCTAATGAAATTGAAGGCAATGCAACATTAGCAAGTGAATGGGCTGAAAAAGCAGAAGACGTTGAAGTAGTTTCAGGTAAATTTTCTGCACTGCATCATGCTGCTAAAGCACTTGGGTATAGAAATGAAGCAGAAACTATTGTTGATGATGCAGCAAATGCAGTAACTACTGCTAGTGCTGCTGCTATAAATGTTATTGAAGAACTAAGAGATAACTCTCTTGTCAGTATGGCTACTCTTCGGGATGAAACAGTAGAAAGTGCAAGTGCAGCCGCATTATCAGCAACTAATGCAGCTAATTCTGAAACAGCGGCTGGTACTCAAGCTACTAATGCTGGTCTTAGTGCAGATAATGCGTCTTCAGCAGCTACTGATGCTGAAAATAGTGCTATAATTGCAAGTGCAGCAGAAACAATAGTTTCAGCAGCATTGACACATTATATTATTGATAATGATTTTGTGAATTTTGTGAACAAAAATATTGGTGCTATGAATACAGAACAAGCAAGTTTAATACAAAATACTATTTATCGTTTAAAAAATAAAAATATTTGGGATAAATTAGATTTTTTAAATATTGATTTTGGTATTGGTCAACAAGCATTGTTAACAAATATGATTGATCCTTCTATTACTCAAACAGTATATAATCTTGTTTATACATCAGGAGATGGTTTTTTAGGTAATGGTACTGATGGTTATGTTGATGTTGGTATTCAAGTTGATTCTGCAAATAATTATAGTTTAAATAGTGCTCATGTTGGTATTTACTCACTTACTTCAGTAGGAGTAGATGGGCGTGATTTTGGTGTAGATTCAGGTACAGATTTATATTTTGAAGCTCATAAAGCCGATGGAACTGCTATTGGACGAATTAACAAAGATAGTAATAGTTCTTCTGCTATTTTACCTAATGGTTTAGGTCTTTTTGGTATTGATCGTTCTAGTAATAATTCAGTAGATATATATCATAACGGTGTTTCATTAGATAATGATACTGATACAGCAGATAGTTTACCTTCAGGAGTTAATTTTAATATTTTTAAAGGTGCTTCATCTTATTCTAATAAACAAATATCATGTTGGCATGGTGGTTCTTCTTTGACATCTCAAGAATGGCTTGATTTATATGATATTATTGTTGATACAAGAGCTTAATTATACTCGAATTAATAAGGAATTTAGTTATGTCAGAAGATTATAAACCTGTAAGCGATTTTGAAAGTGAAGCAGGTACACCAAGCAATGAGTTTGATGAAAGTACCCAATATCAACGTAATGAAGAAGCTATTGCATCTTCAGAACAACACGCTGAACAAGCCCGTAAATGGGCTAGTGAAAATGTAGATGTTGAAGTAGCAAACTCTTTCTTTTCAGCATTGCATTATGCTACTAAGAGTGCAGAAAATTTATCTGCAATACAAATATTAAGTAATTCAGTATCTGAAAATGCACTTTTAGTTTCAAATGGTCTACAAACTATGGCAACTAATGTTAGCTCTGTTAACATTATTAAAGACCAATTGTTAACATTACAGGAACAAGTTAACGCTCAAGCAGTTCAAACAGAAGCTTTAGTAAGTAATATTAATATTACTCAAGCTATCTTAAACGAA